TGCCATGGCAAGACGGTGACCTCTGGTTTGGAGGTTCCGGGCGTGAAAGTCAGCTCTCTTATCGAGGGCCTCTTTTCATTCCTGGAAGCCGTAGCTGGTCGTTCCCTCCGTATGCTAGTTCGAGTGATATCGAACTAAATTACTGGGGAACTAAAGCTATAGCTCAGTCTGCTCCAACGAATTCAGTTGCGGGAATTGCTACCGCACTACTCGAAGCATATCGGGATGGCCTACCTCACTTGGTAGGCCACCAGTTATGGAAAGATAGGACTATCCGGGCTCAAACAGCCGGAAAGGAATATCTTAACTCCGAGTTCGGGTGGAAGCCTTTAGCCAATGATATCTTCAGCTTTGCTGAGGGTATCGTTCACTTTGATACGCTAGTAAGTCAGCTTATCAGAGATAATGGTTTGGGCGTCCGCCGGAGAATGTCGTTTTCACCTGTAGAATCGCGGGACTTTACTACCGTTGCTACACAGCAATTTGTTGGGGGCCCCAGTCATGTGGCCCTTCAACTACTGTACAGCGGAGGTAATCCCGTCGTTGGTCATACGGGGCAAGTGATTCGTAGTCGTGAGACTATCATCCGTCGATGGTTTAGTGGTATGTTTACTTACCATCTGCCCGACAATTTCTTGTCGGATACATATGGAAGTACGCTTACCAAGGCAAGGTCGATTTTAGGCCTTGACCTTACACCAGAGACGGTATGGTCAATTGCACCGTGGAGTTGGGCCGTAGATTGGTTTTCGAGCGCCGGCGATATTATACATAACGCTGTTGCTCAAAGCCAGTATGGTCTTGTGCTTAGGTATGGATACATCATGGAACATTCAACTGTTCGTGATGTCTATACCTATGTCGGTGACCTCGGACTTGCGTCTGGAGTCACCATTTATGATAGTCCTCCTTCTATAGTGTTAACTTCCGAAAGGAAGTTAAGAAGGAAGGCTACACCCTTTGGGTTCGGTTATGATCTGAGCACTTTGAACAAGGCTCAGACAGCCATTGTCGCTGCCCTTGCATTAAGCAAGGGTAAGCGATAGATGTACTGTGTTGTACCAAACGCCAATGGGGCCCAAGACCTGGGCCCTAGGAGTGATGCCTATGGCTTTCGCCGATCCTCAGTCTGTTACCATTAGTGGGACGACAATCTCCCTGCCGAGAACTTTCTCGTCAGGCAGTGAGTCGGCCTATACTTCTGGTGACGGACTTGTGAAGCTGTCTGCAAACCATGCCCTCGTTAAACAGGGCAGGGCGCGTAGGCTTCTTCGGATCGATCACTCGAAGTTGACCTCAGATCCGTTTAAGGCCGCGGAAAACGTGAAGGTTAACATGGCATGTTATGTCGTGTTTGACCTCCCGCCCGCTGGCTATACAACGGCTGAGGCTCTGGCTGTTTACACGGGCTT